GAGTAATTAATTATGAATATTGAACAACTTAAAAATTCTTGGATTTCTGCTGGACAAAAGGTATCTGACATTCAAGCAAACTTACAAATGGCGGTTAATGATGATTCTGTAACTGCTGATAAAATTAAAGAAATGAAAGCATCTTTGGAAAATGCTAAAGCTAAGCGTGACCTTGCTAAAGAACAACTTGAAGAAGCTGAAGCGAATGCAGTTTTAACTCCTGCAACTCCAAATGCTCAAGTAATCGTTCCTGTAAAACCTTCTAAAGAAGAAGTACATGCTAAATTTATTAAAGATTTCAAAGGTATGATTGTTGGTGATCCACAAATCAAAATGTTACTTAGTGAAACTCTTGATGGTAACGGAAATGGTGTAGGTCTTACAGTTCCTCAAGACATTCAAACTGCTATTCGTCTATTAAAACGTAGCTATGATTCTCTTGAAGAGTATGTACGTGTAGAACCTGTTACAACACTTACTGGTTCTCGTGTAATCGAAAAATGGCAGGATATTACTCCACTTGCTAACCTTGATGATACTACTGCTGCTATCGGAGCTAATGATGATCCATTACTTACTTTAATCAAGTACAATATCCATCGTTATGCAGGTCTTAACTATTTAACTAACAGCTTGCTTAAAGATACTGCTGAGAACATTATGGCTTACTTAACAACTTGGTTAGCTCATAAATCTATGGTTACACGTAACCAAAAGATTATCTCTTTACTTGACACTATTCCTGCTGCTCAAAAGAAAGCTATTACAAAAATTGATGACATTAAAGCAATCTATAACGCTCAATTAGACCCTGCTATTCAAGTAAGCTCTATTTTTATCACAAATCAATCAGGATTCAATGTTCTTGATACTGTTAAAGATGCATATGGACGTTACTTGATTCAACCAAGCCCAACTGATCCAAGCCAAAAGACATTGTTTGGTAAACCAGTTAAAGTTCTTTCTGACAAATTCTTGCCTGCTGAAGCTGGTAATTTCCCTCTTTATATTGGAGATTTAACACAAGCTATCACTCTATTTGACCGTGAACAAATGTCTCTTGCTACAACTCAAGAAGGCGCTGGTGCATTCGAGCATGACCAAACAGTAGTACGTGTTATTGACCGTTTTGACGTTCAATTTGCTGATACTAATGCAATTGTATTTGCTCAATTCACTGCTTTAGCTGACTAATAATAATTATATTAAAGGAGTGTTAACCAGTGACCCTACAACTATCTGATATTAAGACAGCTTTAAGGGTCGATACAACTGCTGACGATGCTCTACTTACTACACTTATGACTGCCGCATCTGATTACATTATGGGTGCGGTAGGTACTGATGATAGTATGTATAGTTTTTACATCAACAATTCAAGATTTGACACATTAGTTATGATGTTTACTGATCATTGGTATAAATACCGTACTGTAGTAACAGATGCATCCAATAAGATGCAAGTAGTAGAGATTCCTTATGGTGCAAAAGCAATACTTTTACAATTGAAGGGGGCATACTTATGGCAACTTCAGCAACAGGCCAACTCAACGAACGTATCACCTTCAACGTAAAAAAATCAACAAAAGTAAATGGTGTAGCTAAACTTGATTTAGTACCTGTAGCAACTGTATGGGCAACAGTATGGTTACAAAGTGTGAAAGACCGTATAGCGAACATTGGAAATGCTACGGCTGACATGATTACCTTTGTTATACGTGATAAGCAAGACTTTAATGTTACTAATGACATGGTTATTACGTTTAACGGTTTAAATTATGAAATTAAAAATTCTCAACGTGACATTCATCAAAAATGGATGACCATCATATGTCAGGAGAATCAGCTATGAGTGTTGAAGTTGATTACAATGGACTTGATGAAATGTTCAAAAGGCTTGCTTTTCAGACTGAAAATGGAGCTAAAAAAGCTTCAGTTGTTGGTGCTGAAATCGTAGCTGAAAAATTAAAAGAAAATACACCTTATGAAGAAGATCGTAAAGGTGATGGTAAGTGGAAAGCTCAGCGACAAATGGAGAAAGAAACTGGTGTATCACAGGAATTTAAACATATGCGTGATGACATTATTATGACTAATCCTAATCCACTCGGTGAAATCGAGGTTAAATATGGTAAAGCTACTGCTTGGAGAAGTCGATTTGTTAATGATGGGACTATCAAGCAACCTGCTCAACATTTTGCTGAAAAGACTGTAGCAGAAACTTATGAAGAAGTAAAAATTGCTATGCAAAGGGTAATCGAGAGGGAGGTTGAAGGGATATGAGTATTTTAACTGATGCTTACAATCTTATTTCTGCTCCTAATAACCCAATGAATTTAAATGAAAATGACGTTTTTCTACATTACATCCCTGAAGTGTTACCTGATGGTACAAAGATGGAAGATGCAAATGTATTAGTAAGAATCACTCACATTCAAAATGTACATGGTAATTTTTCAAGCAATACAAGTACTACATTATCTACAGCTTTTCAGGTTCAAATTTGGTTTCCTTATAATGATCCTTTAGCTGACCAATATGATGAGCTTTTGAACAATTATATGGAGGTAAACGGCTATTATCCTTCAGATTTTAGCTACATAACGAAAGACCCCGATGTAGATAAACTCTATTTAACTTCAAAATTTAAGAAAACTAACTATTAAAAACTAATTAGAAAAGGAATGATTTAACTTATGGCTACAGTCGGTTTTGAAAAAGCGATTATCACTGTTCTTGACAAAAATGAAAAAGCAACTGGTCAACAATTTATATTAGACGGAAAATCAAATCAAAATGGTGTTGTAGAGGCTAATATTCAAGGTTTAGCACCAGCAATGACTAAAATTTATGCTTCTAACATGGCAATCAACGTATCTTCTAAAGGTGTAGGAGATGTTAAAGTAGACCTTTCTGTATTTAACCTGCCTGATGACTGCTTATCAGCTATTACTGGTATGCAAAAAGTAAACGGTATTTATCAAATAGGAAAAGACAATCAAGCACCTTACGTGTCTGTTGAATTCATCACTAAAGATGTAAATGGTAATGTACTTCACTTTGCATTACTTAAAGGTATGTTTGGCGCTCCTGATCACGACATTAAATCAAACGATGCTAATGAACAAATTGCTCAAGATAAAATCCAAGGTTCATTTATTTCTCGTTCAACTGATGGTCTTGTATATGGTAAAGCTAATGAAGGTGACGTTGATTTCTCTGCTTCTGCATGGGAACAATTTGTAGCTCCTACAACTGGTACTTTTGAAGTAGATAAATTAACAATCTCTAGTGCAGCTACTGGTTCAGGTAACGTAACAGTAACACTTAATGGAAATGCAGTTAACATTGCTGTAGCTTCTGGTGACTCTACTTCTGTAGTAGCTAGTAAGATTGCTGCTGGTACTTATGCTGGCTTCACTGCAAATGCTGTTGGTGCTGTTGTTACATTCACAGCTACAGCAACAGGTGTTAAATCTGCTCCTGCTTACTCTGCTGGAACAACTGGTGCTACTGGTACTATGTCTGTACAAACTGTCGGAGCTTAATAAATCATATTTAAAATTTACATGATTGGGCTAGGGGATTCCTCTAGCCTTTTTTGAATTAAAAAAAAATTACTCTAAAGGGGATTAAATAATTATGATAAGAATTGAATTAGTAAATGAACAAGGTAAAAAAGTTGTATACGAACAAAAATTTGTTTCTGGAAGAAAAGTACGTGAAGTTCTTAAAATGCAATCTGAGATGGAAAGAAATGTAGAACTTACTGAAGTAGATTCATTAGATATGATGATCGAATACGTTGCAGGTCTTTTTGATGATAAAGATGTTACTACTGATGCTATTCTTGACGGAATTGAAGCACCTAAATTATTTAAAACTTTAACAGACATTATGGGCGAAGTAATGGGAAACGAAGAGGACGGTCTGAAGGAAGTGGCGCTTCAAGCTCAAAGCAAGAAGAAATAACAGCTACACAAGCACTAAATGATTTAAACAAAATGTACAAACAACTTATGGAAGCAGGTTGGACTTTTAACGATATTGATAATACAGATTATTTCGGCCTGCTAGATTACCTATCTGCTAATAACAAACCTGATTACATGTCAGGTGAAGACTTCTTTAATTCAATCTAGGAAAGGAGGAATAAATTTGTCAGAAGGTGTAATTATTAGAGTAGCCTTGGATGGAACTAAGGTTACTCAAAGTTTAAATACTCTTAAAGCAACTGTAAAAGCTAGTACTAGCCAAATGAAAGCTGAAATGGAAGTATTTAAAAATGCTGGTGATCAACTAGGAGTACTTCAGGCTAAACATGATGGATTATCACGTACAATTAAAGCTCAGGACATTCAAATACAAAAATTAGTTGAATCTTACGAATTAGCTAAAGCAGCAGGTGATGCAAATTCTGAATCTGTAATGAAATATGCAAACATGATTAATTCAGCTAGAGCTAAACAAGAAGCATACAAGGCTCAATTAAATGCTACAAGAGATGCTATAACTGAATACAATCGTGGAACTCAGCAAATGAAAGACAATCTTGATATTGCTACTAAAACCACTAATGCATATATAGATAAATTAAAAGCTCAAGGCAGAGAATTACAAGCTAATAAACAGGAGTATATTGGACTTAAAGATCAAATAAAGGAAAGAAACAATCTTATTGATGTTGAAAAGGCAAAGTTGCAAGAACTAATTAATACAAAAGGGTTAGATGCTAAGGCAACTAAAGAACAACGATTGGCTGTATTAGAACTTGAATCTGCACAAGCAGAATCAATGTCACGATATAAAGACTTGTCTAGAACAGTAGGGTCTTCATCTGATTTAGCTCTTAAATTTAGGGATAGCGTAGGTAAACTACAGGACTCAATAAAGAATGTTGGTTCTAAGGTTTCAGATTTAGGTAATAGCTTCACAAACCTTTCATTAGGTATTGGAATTGCCTTTGATTATGGTATTAATAAGGCTACTGAGTTTCAAAAGAAGATGACGGATATTCAGACTTTATTAATGTCTGATGGTACATCTTCACAACAAGCTAAGAATATCACAAATAAAATGGGTACTCAGGCTACAAAATTATCTAACCAGTACGGTGTAAGTGCTGAAGATGTTGGTACTATGTATGAAACAATGATACGTAAAGGTGATACAGGACAACAAGCATTAGCTCAGGCTGACCAAATGGTTAAAGGTTCTATTGCTTCAGGTGTAAACCTTAAGGACTTCTCAACTGGTACTATGAACCTTTCAGAGCAATTCTTTGGTAAAGCCGAAAACGATAAACAATCAGCCGCAAATTCCACTAGAATGACCAACGCTCTTACTTATGCTTCAGATCATGGAGCAGCTAAAGTACCTGATTTAACGGTATCTGGTCAATATGTAGGTGACTATGCTAAAACTCTTGGTTACACACCTGAAGAAGTATTTTCCCAATTAGAAGCTCTTTCACGTAGAGGTATTGAAGGTGAAGCTGCTGGTACTGGACTTAGGGGTGTATATGCTACTCTTGCTAAACCAAGTAAGCAAGCAATAGGGGCTATGAAGTCAATTGGTATGCAAACAGTTGGTTCTGATGGTCATCTTTTGGGTTTACCAGACATTGTAGACCAATTAAGGGGTAAATTAAAATTTACTAAAGGTAAAAATGGTGAAGTAGCTTTAGATGCTAATAGTACTAAGGTTGTTTCACAAATGTTTGGACGTACATCATTACCTACAATCACAGCATTAATGGGTACTTCAGGTAAAGAATTAAATGATTTCTCAGCTAAGACTACAAAAGCTGAAGGTAAAGATTATGAAGGAACTGTTTCAGATCGTATGATGCAATCAGCATCAAATCAATTTAATAAATTGAAACAATCTTTTACAAACTTATCTATGAATCTTGCTACATTGATGTTACCTACGCTTGTTAAGGTAGCTAATGCTATAAATGGTGTATTTGAGAAACTTAATAATGCAAGTCCAGCAACTAAGAAGTTTATTGCAGGATTTGCTCTTTTGGCAGCAGCTACTGCTCCTGTTCTGCTTGTATTCGGTGCGCTTATTAAATCTGTAGGTTCTATACTAAGTATAGTAAAGTTTTTACCTATGGCATTTAGTCTTTTAACAACTCCTATAGGTTTAGTTGTATTAGGAATAGCGGCTTTAACGGCAGGATTTATTTACGCATATAACCATAGTAAACCATTTCATGATTTTATTAATGGGATAGGTGAAAAGCTTAAAGAAGGTTGGAATTGGATTTCTAAGTTTGGTGAAGCCATTAAAGACCTATTTAGTGGAACGCTAGGTGGTACTGAAAAGGCTACTTCAATAATGGAAAAACTAGGTTTAAGCCCTGCTGCACAAAAGATGGTTACACAAGCTGTAAGTGCTATTAAAGAAGCTTGGCAATCCTTTAAAGATACCGTTAAAGAAGTTTGGGATTATATTGAACCAACTATTGTTAAAGGTATGAAAACTGTATGGGGTGCTATTCAGTCAGGACTTGACACAATGAAGAAATACTGGAACTCAATTTGGCCTGAATTTCAACCTGCCCTTGATAATCTTATGAAAATACTAGATTGGGTATGGCATATTGTGATTGAACCTATGTTTTTAGGAATCAAGATTGCTCTAGGTATGCTGGAAAACTCATGGCAAGCAATTTGGGCGACCATATGTTCTGTACTAAAATTAGCCTTTGATGAAATCAAGATGTGGGTACAATTTTGGTGGGATATGGTTTCAGGTATTTTCAAAGTTATAATGGATTTACTGTCTGGTAACTTCTCTAAAGCATGGACAGATATGAAAAACACTTGCACTAAAGCATTTAGTGACCTATGGAGCAACCTCAAGGGAATTGCAGGAGATATTGGAAGTATATTCGTTAATTTAGGAAAATCAATTGCTGATGCTTTATTAGGTGGATTAGCAGCAGGTGTTAATGCTATTGGCGGTGGCGTTAACTGGATTTTAGATCAAGTACACGCTCCTAAGACATGGCATTTAGGTACATGGACTCCACCTAAATTTGCAAAGGGTACTGATGGACATGAAGGTGGTTTAGCAGTAGTTGGTGATGGTAAGAAGAAAGAATTAATTCGTACTCCTGATGGACATATGTTTTTATCTCCAAATACTGATACTCTACTTAACTTACCTAAAGGTACACAAGTAGTAGACGGTAATACAACTGAGAAAATGCTTTCAATGGGTCTTATTCCTAAATATGCAAATGGTACAGGTTGGAATCCATTAAGTTTTATTAAAGACGGTTGGGATTGGGCTTCATCTAAAGTATCAAGCATTGGTGATATGGCTAAAAACTTTTGGAATATGGCTACACATCCAGACCAGTTAATTCAAAGTGCAATTTCTAACTTTACTAAACTAGATGGAATTATTGGCCCTGCAATGGGATTAGCTGAAGGTACTATTAGTACAGGAGCAACACGTTCTCTTGATTGGATTAAAGGTTTATTAAGTGGAAGCTCTGATAACCCTGCTAACGCTTCATCTGTTCCAACAGGTAATGTTTCAGGAACACTTTTAGGATGGTTAACTCAAGCAATGGGACTCACTAATACACCAATGCAATACTTAGGTGCATTAGCTCAAATTGCTATGCATGAATCAGGCGGTAATCCTCACGCTATAAACTTATGGGACTCCAATGCAAAAGCAGGTCATCCAAGTAAAGGTTTAATGCAGACTATTGACAGCACTTTTAACTCTTATGCCATTGCAGGCTTAGGTGATATTTGGAATCCTGTAGCTAATGCTGTATCCGCAATTCGTTACATGATTGATCGCTATCATGGGATAGGAAATGTACCGGGAATTAGGGCTTTAAGTAGTGGTCATAATTATGTCGGTTATGCAAATGGTACTTCTAATCATTTCGGTGGAGATGCTATTCTTGGTGACGGTGGACAAAATGAACCTTATTTAACTCCACAAGGCATATTTGGTATTAGTCCTAAAGTGCCTACATTATTTAAAAATTTACCTGCTGGAACAAAAGTATGGTCTTCTATTCAAAAAATGAAACAAGAAATTCCATTCTATGCTAATGGTACAATTTCACGTAATGTTGTTCCACTTAACGGTACAGATGCTATAGATGGTTTATACAAGGTTCTTGGTCATTCAGGTAGTGGTTCTAATCATGGTTCTCATTCCAATGGTTCATCAAATGATGCAATTCATCAACTTTTAGAAGCTACACAAGACCAAAATAATATTTTAATGAATTTAGTTAATCTAATGGGTAATATGACTATGAGTGTAGATGGTAAGAAATTTGCACAATTAGTTACTCAGTATGTCACGGCTGAACAAGCTAAAACTACTAACAGAAGTAATATAGTTATGGGAGTGAGAACAGTTTGACAATAATACCAAATAATTTTACATTTGCAGGTCTGGATGCTTATTCAGACCTGAATTTAATTGTAAATGATATAAAACCGTATGTAGCTCCAACATCGGAGCAAATAACACAGGAAATTCCTGCTTATAGAGGTCGTTATCACCTTCAAAATAAGATGACATATAGACAAATTAATTTTGATGTAACTTTAATGTCTAACTCAGATGCAGAACGTCATAAATTCAGAAGTATATTAGCTGATGCTCTATTTACCCCTTCAGATGGTGATGGTGAATTAATATTTGATGATGACCCTTCTATTAGCTACTTTGGTCAATTCACCACTCCACCTCAATTCACAAGATTAGACACTAAAGCTACGTTCACCTTAACTTTTATTGCCAATGATCCCTATGCTTACTTACCACAGGTTGATATGCCTTTAAATCAAGCTATTACAGATATTACAGTATTAGGTACTCAACCAACAGAACCTATTATTTCTGCTGTAATTAAAGAAGATATTACTTATTTAGGTGTAACTACTGCTAAAAGATTTGTTTACATGGGGCAAGGTGTAGACCCTGATAATGGTCAAACTGCTTTTGCGGCAGACACAGTTTTACTTGATGATGATATGAATGACTTACAGGTATGGAGTACTGTATTAGATTCAAATAAAACATTCGAAACCATTGGTGGCAATATTGCAGGTGGTTATAGTCCTTCACCTAATGTATTTTATGTTGATAAAACACAGGGAGATCCATTAGGTTACGGAAGTGGTAGTGCATGGCATGGGCCTTGTGTTCAACGTATGTTAACTCAAGCTCAAGATAATTGGAGAGTTGAGACAAGGGTGAATTTTGTACCTTCAAGTGCTGATGAACAAGGGAAAATGAGTATGATTTTACTTGATCCTAATGGTAAAGCAATGGGTTTAATTGAATTGAAAGATGCTGATGGACGAGAGGATGTTAACTTGTCTATTAGTATTGGTGGTACAAATGGTCAAGGTTGTACCATTTATTCTGGTGGTTCTTCTGATGCTCAATACACTCACCAAGTAATTACTGGTTACAGAAGGATTACTAATACAACGCAAGTTAAACACACTAGATATGTAAGGAAAAGGGTAAGAGGAAGATGGTACACAATTCCAGATGTTTATTACACAACCTCCACTTATTATACATATGACCCTTATTATGGAACTGTTGTAGATAATAACCCTGCAGGCGGTAATTTAATACCTGCTGTTTCTGAATATGCCAATGTTTACGGAATAATTAGACTTGAAAAAGTAGGTCAGAAATTTACAGCTAGTTTTACATGGCTTAATCAAGATTTAACTGAGAATAAGTATGCTCAATGGGTATTCAATGATACTAAAAACCTATATACTACCAAATTAGCTGGTGTAGCATTATGGACAGCAGCAAATGGAACAGCTTCAGCAACGAACTGGATGAAATGGACAAATTTAAAAGTATACAACTTAAATAATGCAAACCCAAATAACAATCCTCCTATTATTGCTCATAAAGGTGATGAAATTCAAATTGATTGTGAAGCTGGTGTTATCTTCAAAAATGGACAGCGTTTCATGACAACAAGATCACTTAATTCACAATGGCTGAAACTTCAAGGTGGAGACACAACTGCTGTCGGTGTAGAACCATTTGACAGCGCAACATGGAATTTAAGTTATAGACCTAAACAATTGTAAAGAAAGGGGGTGCATTAGGTGGAAATAACGATTCTTAATACTAATCATGAAATTATCGGTACATTATCAAATGATACTCCTTTAACCTGTCCATTTTGGGAAGATACACAGGTTCAAAAGCTTACTGATTTTGACAGTGGTTATGATTTTACTGTACCTAGTGACCATGATGAGAGTGATTTACTTGTAGAAGGAAATTTTATTATAATACCTGATCCAGATGATGATTTGATTCTTTACCGCATTAAAGAAGTTGAAGATGGTATTTTAGATTCATCCACTGGCGTTCATCTTAAAAGGGTTACTTGTCTTGATGCTTACATATTTGACTTAGCATCTACTGTTGTAATGCCTAAAACGTTCACTAATGCCCTTGGTGATGAGGTATTTAGCTACATTCTTGAAGGTTCAGGATGGGCTATAAATAGAACTGATTTTATTGGTATGTTATCAACTTATAACATTAACTCAATGATGAGTGCTCAAAAAGCAATGCAAGCTTTAGTAAGGAGTTCTACAGCAAATGACCCTAATAATTCTTTAGATAGCGGTGATATTACTAACTACTTATGTGAACCTAAATTTTATATAAAAATCAAAGGCGGTAGAATAAGTGATTATTGTGTAGACCTATACCTTAAACGTGGAGAAGATGCAGGTAAAGTTATTGAATATTCAAAAGATATGGTTGGTATAACAAGAACTGCTGATTTTTCTAATGTATTTACCGCTTTAAAATTAGTTGGTGGTCAGGACTCAAATGGAAATACCATTACGGTTAGTTCAGTTAATAATGGTCTTGATTATGTTTATGATGATGATGCTAATGAACTTTACAATCCGGGTGGAACTGGTTATATCATGGGCATTGCAACTAATACAAAGATTACTGACCCAAATGAATTATTAGCTTGGGGAAAAACGAAAATTCAACAGTTTAATCATCCTAACTATATATATACCGTTGCTGTTATTATGTTGGAACAATACGGATTCATAGGGGATAAAATGAGACTTGGTGATACTGTAAGGATTTTAGATAGAAAAATGAATCCTCCTGCTGTTGCTGAAGCTCGTGTTATTGAAATGGACATAAGCTACAGTAATCCTTCTCAGAATAAAGTAGTATTAGGTGATTTTCTTACTTTATCACTAGGTAACACACCTCCTAGCATTGAAAGTTTACAAGTCCAAGTACAGTCTCAACAAGCGCAATTAGATACAATACAGAACAATATTTCTTATTCAGTAAAGGTTATTTCTTCAAATGGTACTGCATTTAAGAATGGTGTTATTAATACTGGACTAATAGCAAAAGTGTACAAGAATAATGATGAAATTAGTGGTACATTATCAGCTTCAGCTTTTACATGGACGAAAACTAATTCTGACGGTACACAAGATACTGCATGGAATAATACCCATTTAGGTATAGGTAATTCTGTTGCTATTACTCAGACAGATTTTACCAATGTAGCTACATTCAATTGCTCAGTTAACATTAATTCGTCAACGATTGATCAATCTCAGATAACACTTTCAAACATAAATGATGGAATTGTTACTTCTCAACCTACAACCCCTGCAAATAATGCATTATGGTTAGATACAACTGTCACACCTAATATGTTGAAAGAATGGGATGGAACTAAATGGAATAATTTAGCTCAAATGAGTCCTACCCTAGTTGATTCTTTAAATGAACTTAATACGTCTATTAGTAATATGACTAATGATAGCTTGTTAGATTTTAAGGAAAGACAAACGGTTAAACAAAACATTTCAAATATCATTGGTTATGTAATAGATGATGCAACACTTACTTTACCTACAACAGATTTACTTGATGCAAATGGAAAGGGTAGTTTTTATGAAGTAAGAAGGGGTGCTTTAAATGCAGGAATTCTTACGACTGATGCAAATTATACAGGTTTAACAAACGCATATAACACATTATCAAGCTATTTAGTTGGACTAATACATGGAATACCACCTTGGAATACAACCATTGCAAATAAAGATGCAACTATTACAATAGATCCAACAACATTCAGAACAAATTGGATGAATTATTACATTGCTGAAGATACTTTAAATTCGGCTACATCTACACAATTACAAAATAATATAAATACTGTTTCAACTTCAGTAACTGGTATAGACACAAGATTAACTAATGTTGAACTAACAACTACTCCTAATAGCATTGTTTCAACAGTTACATCATCAGATACCTACGGATTTGATTTATCTAAAAAAGCAGATTCATCTGACTTGGGTAACTATGCTACAAATGATCAATTAACACAAGCAAAACAAGATTCACAAAATTATACACAACAACAAATTGCAAAAATTGACTATTCACCTTATGTAACTCAGGCACAATTAACCCAAACCAATAATTCGATTAATGCTAAGGTATCTATGGGTGGCGGTGTTAACTTAGTTAAAAATAGTGTCGGTTTAAAACAAACTGACTTTTGGACAGTAACAGGAACAGTTAAACCAGTTCAAAATGATGAATTGAAACAGCTAGGCTATCAAAGTGGATTTCAAGATACAGCAGGAGTAAGTGGTTCGCTTTCTCAGACTATTTATACAACTGTTGGAATAGATTATACCTTATCATTCTACATGAGAAAAGATACAGATGGTACAAGTGATGCTGCTTTAGGAATTTACTTATATGATGCAAACAATGGACTTGTTAAATTTACAGGATTAGATACTAATACAGGTAAAACTTCAGGTTATCAGCAATTTACTTATACATGGACAGCAAGAACAACCACACACACAATTAAACCATCATGGGGAGCAAATACAACAGGTGTAATCACTGGACAAATGGTAAACATTGGAGATACTTTCCTTCAGTGGTCAATGGCTACAGGAGAACTCTATGCCGAAAACGTAAGTGTTGATATTAACGGTCTTGAAATAAGTCAGGGTATCAATGGTATTGAAACAGGTAGAATGGTTATTACTTCTGAGAAAATTGCAGCTTATCATGATGCTAATAATGATGGTGTAATTGATGAATCTGATGGTTCACCTGACGAGGTTTTTCTAGTTAGTCAAGGCCAATTTGTAATGAATATGGCTGTAGTAAAATCAGAAATTACAATGGGTAGTCTTAAAGCAGTCGTAACAAATTCAGGAGGGTGGGCATTCGTTAGAAACTCACAATAATGTCATAAAAGGAAAAGGGTGATTTAATACATGGCAAGTGGTTCTTTTGGAGTATCAACAAGTAATCCCTATGTTAGTGGTTCAGTTACTTGGAGTGAAAGTAATATCAACATAATGAATGATACATCTGATGTTTATGTTGAAATGAGATTAAGTCGGACGAATAGTGGATATTCAACTTCAGGTAGTGGTACTTTTACAATCAATGTGAATGGTACGAATTTATCTAATTCACCATCATTTAATATTACACAAAATTCTAATACTTTAATGGTTTCTGGAACTGTAAATGTAACTCATGATGCTAATGGTTCAAAATCAATAACAATTTCATGGTCAGGTAATTCAAATGTATTTTCAGTGAACAGTGGTAGCGGTACAGCAACATTGAATACCATTCCTAGATCAAGTACAGTAGCATCTTCTGTTTATTGGACAGCAGGTGTAGATAATTTACCAATATCATTGAATGTTACAAGTTCATCTTTCCATCATACCTTAGAGATGTTTGTACAACATACAGATGGTTTATATTATGGTGCTATTGGAAGTAGAACTAATATTGGAACTTCTACAACATGGGTATTTACACAAGATGAAATTACTCAAATTTACACTAACAATAACATGTATGAAAGCAGACCTGTAATATTAAGGGTTTGGACATATGATTCTAATAATAATCAGATTGGTGATTCTCAAGATGCAATAGGTACAGTTTTGGCAGTACCAACAGCTTATGCAACTTTAAATTCCAATAATACTTTTAATATTGGTGATTCAGTTCCATACAACTTAAACAATTACACAACAGGTAGTACAGGTGGATTTACTTATGACCTTACTTTAACAATTGGTTCTTTTACAAAAAGTTGGAATGCTTTAACTGCCCAAACAGGAACTTTAACATTTACTTCAACAGAAATTACCAACATATACAATACTACTCCAAATGCACAGTCTATTTCTGGTACTGTAACAGTAAGAACAAAGTACAATGGAGTTTATACAGAGGACGGTTTACCTGCAAGTCATGATGCAAATTTTACAGTATATGTAACTAATTCTAACCCTGTATTCAGTACAGGGTATTCTTATGCCGATATTAACTCGACAACAACGGCAATTACTGGTGATGCATCTTACATTATTCAAAATAATTCAA